ATTCGGGCAATTAACATAATCTAAATTTGCAATATCATCTCTAATTATTTTTTGCATCTAATTCACCTCACTATAATGTGCCAACCCTAAACTTGCCAGCTGATTTTTGATTATATCACCTGTGATGAAATTATCGCAAGTCAGCATAATAATCAGCTTCTTCAAATTTTTGAACACCATTCTTATAATCTAAATATTGCTCAATAGTCTTAAATTTAAACATCTTCTCTGGTAAAAGGTGAAACTTGTTATCTGAATTATCGCCCATCATAAATTTATGATTAGTTGCATTATTAATAGCTTTCTTAATCTCATCTAAAGTAAAATCATTTAATAGTTTATCAATAGCTTGTTTTCTGTTGTTGCCAAACTTTCTAGGATTATAATCTACACCTTTAATAGCCTGTTTGTAGTGTTCCCAAACTTCTTCAACATCTCCTATATTATCTTTGTAAGTATTCTCTGAAGTAATCTCTGGTATAGTTTTTTCATTTTGGAAACTCGAGTTTTCATTTTGTTGCGTCGACCCTTCATTTTGAAAAGTCGAGTCTAACAGGGATTTCTCCAACTTATCGTATTTATAACCTTCTAAGTGATAACCTTTATTATGCAAATCAATTATAATTTTTAGCAAATTAATTCTATATTGTAATGTGTTATCCCACTTGTATTTAGGATTTTCTCTTTCCATTAAATAGCCTTTATCAACAAGTTTTGTGATATATCTTCTACAAGTTGAGTTTGAAACTCCCAACATTATTTCCCCTACTAGTTCTGAAGTGGTTTTATAAACCCATCCACCTTCTAAATCATCAGTTTCATCTACTTCTCTTTCACTTTCTTCTTCGATAAATTTATCATATCTTTTAAATCCTACTCTTTCTGTCCAATACATAAATTGTTGTAAAACTATTGCTTGTTTATAACCGCCTGTGATTGCAACTAACTCCTCTTTGATGACCGCTCTTTTTAATTCTTTCATTTAATAATACCTCCACGTGTTGTATTTCCACGAAGAAAAAAATAATAGTGAGCAACCCACTACGGATTGTGGAGTTTCGGGAGCTACCCTAGCTCACTTTAAACTTATTATCCCAAATCATCAAAGTTTAAACCTTCTACAATCGCAATTAACTCTGACTTCATTAATATATTATCCCCAATTTTAAAATATTTGCCCTTATCTTCTATGCTATTTCCTCTTGGAAAAGTGTTTCTTTTATTTTTGCTAAAAGCTACAAATTGTTTTTCTTTATTCAAAAGTTTTTTAATTATTTTATTTAAATATATTTTTTTTATTACTTTTTCATCATAGATTGTTACCCCGCTTTTTGTTAACTCTGGAAATTTTTCATTTAATTTTTTAATTAAATTGCTATCTACTTCAGTTATAATTTTCATAATTTCCCTCCACTTTATATGATAGTGGCAGGCGTTAACCAACCACTATTACTAGCAACTACTCATGAGTTGCTTTGTTTGGCATTATCAATTAACATTCTAGAATATTCCATTCTAATGTTTTTATTCAATCGCTTATCTTTTAAAATTTTATCAACTAAATTAACGGCAATTTCTGTATTCCCGCCAATATATTCTTTAATTTTTTCTTTGCTCATTTTATCACCCTTTTTTTAAAAATTTATTATCTAACTTTATTCCCACAAACTGGACATCTATCTCTACCTTTAAATGCATAATAGATTAAATATATTAATCCCTCCTCACACTACTATTATACACTCCAACCTACAATAAATCAATCATTTTATACAATTAATTTAAATTGGCAGTAAAGGTAGGACTCGAACCTACAACCTTCCGGGTAACAGCCGACTGCTCTACCATTTGAGCTACTCTACTAAAATTAACTTAATACTCCACTCATACCTAGCTTTATTCTTTAATTTTCGCTAAGCTACGACTATCATTTTTAATTTTTAAACTTTTGGCATAAATGAAGTATTAAGTTAACAAGATCTACACAGCTATAGTTGAAGTTTTACTCCCACCAGCTGTAAAAGTTAACGAATGGAGGACACTCGGCAGATATTGAGTGTTACCCCCATTCTCCCACTTAATCTATTAAGCAATACCATCTGCCATAGCATTGCACAAGTGGTAACATATATATTATAAGTTCCTTATTACAATATACAAATTGCTATTTATCTCTTGCAGCTTTACAAATTCTTTTTTATTTAATTTTCTCAATGTATAATTGATAGCATTTGTTGTCGTTAACATATTTCCATTCTCATCTTCATAATTAATTGGAACAAATTCTATTTCTTCACAAATCATCTAATTCCTAATTTCTTATCTAGCACTAATTGATATACATCATTAACCTCTATTGGTATTCCTGCTTCCTCTGCATACAATAATTCATCAGACTGTCCACTACTCATAAAGCCGTCATACTGGATTGCTATCACCTTATCAGCCTTGTCTATCATACTATAACACTCTTCCATTATAGCCTCTCGCATATTGTCATTTTCAAAGTATGAGAAAGCGTGTAAAGGTGATAATATAATAGTGTTAGGGTTATCTCTAATAATTTCCTCTACTGATAAGTGGTTACAGTTTCCACAATGCTCACACATTTTATTATCCCCCTTTATGAAATAACTTTTATATTTTTCTTTTTAGCTTCCAATTTAGCAATCGGGCTTCCCAACTCTGTCGGATCATATGCTTTGAATTCTCCGTATCCTCCATAGTTAAGATAAGCACCTGTATTAATAAAAGTTTGTTGTATTTTTTGAATAGTATTATTCTTTAAATCTGGTAAAAATATTGATTTGCTAAAATTTATTTTCTGATGAGTATGAGAAACAATATATAAATCAGCAACAACTATCTTTCTCAGTTTCTCAAGTCTATTTGCTTTGCCTCCCACCGTCCTACTTCCTGTAAAACCATGAATATGAAATACAGTATAAACTCTACGTTTCCCGTTAGGTTTAGTACCAAAAGTTATTTTAAGCAGCACGCCTTCTCGCTGATAAAAGCTGTCTAAACTAAAAGCTAATTCCTCAGCTAAATCTATATCATCGCTTCTATAAATCCTTCTCTCATGGTTACCCATATTGACTGATAATATCTTATCCTTAATTGGCTCAAATAGCTTTCTAGCGTACTTTAACTCTCCATGTGGTGTTAATGTACTCTCATAACTATTAGACACGCTGTGGATAGTAGCACAGTCCATTATATCGCCGTTTAATATTGCAAATCTATTTTCTTTTTCTAAGATATAATCTATAGTTTCTTGTAATTTATCAGAATTATGTTCTGGACTTCCTATGTGAGTATCAGCAATAGGAATAATTTCAATCTCCTCAAAATTTCTATCTAAGTTAATTTCATGTAATATCAATAGTTTACCCCTCTCTATAAAACTGTGCCTATAATTTGCCAACTGCCATTGACCTTTGTGTAAATGTGAATTGCACCATAACTTTCAACTTGTTCAGTTTTAAGCCAACCATTGTAATACCCTTGTAAGTGCTGTGGAAAGTTTTTCTTAATATATTGAATAACATTATAATCATCTCGTTGATAATCATACATATTTGTAGACTCCTCTGTGAAGTATAATTAGTGCTGCCGCAGCCAGTTTGCCACGACAGCGAAAGGGGATAAAATGTTAGCTATTTACATAGCTATTCACTCTATACCTTTATTATACAGTATAAACTGTAATTTTGCAAGTTAAACCTATCATGCGTCTATCATATCAAATAAAACATTCAATTTATCAAAAGCAGATGCTTTACTCCTATAAAAACTAGCTTCTTTTTTATCCCAATCATCCATTAAAATTATTTCATTATCTGGCACACTTCCTGGTGTCCACTTCCTCAAATAAGGTTCTAACTCTAAATTATACAACTGTGTGATAATAAACAACTCATCATCATTAAGTGTTATTAACATCTTATCAACAGTATCCACAAAGTTTTTCTTCTGCTGCAAGTTGACTTCTTTATCTTTGAAAATATCATCAAACTTTTCATAAATTGTAATGTAATCGCAATAGTTGATATATTGTTTTAATACTTTATCGATTAATTCTTTATCCATCTTCTTCACCTTCAACTTTTCTCACAATTGTAATCAATCTTGTTAATGCTATTAATCTTCCTATATATTCATTATACTCATCACCTTCGGCTAATTCTGATTTGGCAGCAGATTCAATTTGATTTTTTTTAGCTAAATATTTAGTATTTTTTAAATTGTGATACCACCCAATTTCATATCCATAACATTCAATCTCTTTTTCTAATTTATCTATTTTATTTTTAATATTTTCTATTGTTTTTTGAAAACTATTAGCAGTTTCAACAGCTAGCATTTCATCAATTTTGCTTTGATTAATTTTCATTATTTAATCCCTTCTTCCACATTTTTTCGCACAATTTAATATGTTCTATTGGATTGAGTCTGTCCTCACACCTTTCACAATCTAAACTATCAACTCTATCATCATTAACATTACACCACTCCACTTGATATTTGATATAGATATTAGCACACCTTTTGTGGCTTGTAATTGATTTGTGGAAGTGGCACAGACCTTTGTTAGTGATTAAGCTATCACAATTATCAGCTGTGCATTCTGTATAATTATTCATAGATTATTTCATCAATCATCTCCGAATTGTATATATCAACATATCCTTTCCAATCCCCTTGCACTCTTTTGGCTACATATTTAATTTGATTATATTTATCGTCTTTAAAAACCCCAAGGACTTCATTAGTTCTATTAGTCTTGCCTTCAGCTGTTTTAATTTTAAATTTATTGCCTGGCTCTAACTCATCTTTCTTTTTAAGTGGCGATAAACTTTTTTCACTTACTATACAATTAAAATATTCTTCATCATATAAATATTGACCTTCAATAGCATAATTTAATTTTCCTTTATTTTTACTTATTCCAAAAATTTTAACTTTGTATTTGTTTCCAAGTACATTTTCAAATAAAACCTCATCGCCGACTTCAAATTTATTAGCCGGTTCAAAATCTTTTGGTCGCCAACCATATTCTATTCCTTCTAACAAAATACAACCACTTTTTATTATTTTCTTAATAGTAAATATTTCTCCTTTTTTTATTGGAGAGCCAAATATTTCTGTTCCATCTGGCATATTTGTGTTAAGTCTAACTTTCATTCCAACTTCACAATCTTCAATTTTCATTGTTAATCCTCCTTAATTTTAACATCCGAAGCTATGCTCCAAGCTGAAAAACCACCTAAAATAATTAATAATTCTCTAATTATATCATATTGAAATAATCTAAGTAATCCATTTAAAATCAATCCAAATCCAATTATTGCTAGCACCCAAAACAATATTATCCTAAATATCTGCTTTGCTTTCACTCTTATCCTCCTCACAATTAAGTATCCCATAACCAGCTATGTCCTTATAAGGATTTTCTCCATCCTCATCATTATCAGTAGCGATTCTTTTCATCTTATCGAACATTCTAACAAGTGTAGCAACATTATCATAATCTTTCAATTTTATGCCATTAGGATATAGTAATTTTAACATCTTACCTGTTACATGTATACTATCGCCATACTTAGCATTCTTCCTGTCAACAAGGCTTCCTATTCGCTGACCGATAGTTTCATATTTGATGTGGTTATTCATTTCTATATTCCTCCAATTTAGCTTTTAGTTCTCCGATTAATTTATTAGCTTCTTCAATGTTTTTTTGGCCTTCAATTGTTGGATTAAGACTTTTGATTATTCCAAAAACACCTTGTAATAATAATATCCACACTTTGAGTTTAAGTTTTGTCATTAAAATCAACTCTATCATTTAAATATTCTAATATTTTATTTTCCATTAATCTTTCGTCATAACAACTAATTGTATCATCTAACACGACTTCTTCCACAAATAATTGTATAGCAAAATATAATTTATTTTTATTGACTTTAACACATCTTTCAGCTAATATTTTAGATACTTCTTTATTTGTCATTATCTTCCCTCCAATGATGCAAACAAGTATAAGCTATTGCTACCGCATCAGCTTCATCCTTCTGCACATCTTCAATACCATACTTGCTGCATACTAAGTTATTAATATCATCTTTGCTGGCTCTGCCATCACCTGTAAATACTTTTTTAATATGTGCAGGAGCAAATCCTCCTACTTCAATTTTACCATTCATTAACATTATTGCTCTGTATATTCCCAAAAAATTAGATGTACTTCTCAAAGTTTTTCTATTCGGACCATAAGGTTTTTCAAATCCGAAGTGTGTAAATTCTTTCTCACATAACTCTTCAAAAAAGTTAATCACATTCATATCTCTTTTAGTGCCAGTTCGCTTAAAAGTTTTGTTGCCACTTTCAACTAATTCATCATTTTCAGAAATTATCGCCCACCCGCAATGATTGCTTCTAGTTATACCCGGGTCAATTGCTAGTATATTCAATTAATCACTCCTTAAAGTAATTCAAACTTGCTTATAACTTTTATGGTTTCTCCATCATCTTTTGTTTCCTCTGTTATTTTTAAAAAACTTTTTCCATCTAATTTGTAAATTTCTGTACCATCTGGATGTATTTCTTTTTCTATTCTTTGCGCTATATACTTCAAACTATTCTTATCACCTATATCAATAGCTTCTTGTATATTTAGAGCTAAATTAGGATCAACACTTCCTATTGCTAATATTATTTTTTGTTCCTTCTCCTTAATAAATTGTCTTTGCATTTTATAAAAATTTTCATTTATTTCTGATGGATAATCTAACAAATTTGCGGCTGCTTTATTTTTTTCTGCATAAAAATTATTGATTTGTTTCTCTATGCTTGTCATTTTATTCACCCTTTATAATTTGAGAAGCAAGGCAATGTCTAACTGCTAGCCTCACAGTACCTCAACTTCTCAGTCGGCTAAAAATATAATAAAAGTTAAATGTTGGCACTTATTCTAATGTCGGTGTTTAGTCTAAAACGGAACATCAAAATTATCAGCATCAAACTCATCATCTACTTCATTTGAATTGTTTTGACTATTATTAGGTTTCTGTGTGAAGTTAACCACTTTATCAGCATTAATTTTCAATTTGCTGCGTTTGTTGCCATCATTATCTTCCCACCTATCCTGCCTTAATTCACCTTTGACTAATACTAAATCACCTTTTCGAGCATTTTTGTTATACTCTGCCTGCTTGTAATTTCCTCTATCCCAAATCGTTACATCAATAAAATCTGTTTCATCGCCGTAACTCCTATTAACTGCCACTGTAACATTAGCAACACCACTTCCATTATTAGCATATCTCATTTCTGCATCTCTAACAAGATGACCTAAAATAA